AACCATGACTTCTACGAGGCAAACAAAGACAGGCTAACAGACAAACTATTCGAGAAAGAGGCGCGTGATGCATATGAAACCATCGCAGCTTCACACGAACAGTACGGAAAAGACCTGACTATTGCCGAAGTCACTTCAATCTACCAAGCAGATAATCCTATGAACACGGTTTCACAAAACCAAGAGTTCGTAGACTTCATGGCTAACGTCGGCACTGAGCATACCATATCAGACGACATTGCCAGTGATATCATAGCTAAACTTCACCGCCGCAAACTAATGGCCCTGATCGCTGATAAAGCCCTACAGGTATCTGAGGATGTTGCTGATGCATATGAAGAGTTACTAACTCTCGTAGAAGACAGCCGTTCTGGTTTTGAGCAAACTGAAGAGATTGAATTTGAGAACACAGACGTATTTGATCTACTCGCATTGTCAGATGATGCAGAGCGTTTCTCCTTTAATCTAAAACCACTTCGAGACAAGGTATATGGTATAGGCCGACAAGAGTTTGGTGCCGTGTTTGCCAATACCAATGTTGGTAAGTCGGCCTTTATGCTTTCCGTATGTTTTGGGCCAGAAGGTTTCGTAGACCAAGGCTTAAAAGTCTTTTATGTCTGTAACGAGGAAGCAGCCAAGCGTACCAGACAACGTGCTATTATTGCATACTCTGGTATATCAAAAGAAAAGATGGTCAACGAACCCGACTGTGCCTTAGATGCTGCAGAGAAATGGAATAAAGTTAACCACTTAGCTTACTTCAAAGATTGCCAAGACCTTACCTTACCAGAGATAGAGAAAATCTGTGATCAGGTAGGTTTCGATGTGATCGTCTTCGATCAGATGGATAAGGTTAACATCTCTGGCAAGTTCAATGCGTCCCATGAGAAATTTGGTGAGTTATATCGCCAAGCACGGGAAGTCGCCAAACGTCAAAACGCTGCAGTGTTCGCTGTAACACAGGCTAGTGCAGATGCCCGTGATAGTACGGTTGTATCCCACTTCGACATGGCTGGCAGTAAGGTTTCTAAGAGTGCAGAGCTAGACCTAGCGATAGGTATAGGGGCCAAAGAAATTAAGGACGCACAAGCGGAACCCGATTTCACCAGATGGTTAAACATTAGCAAAAACAAATTGAATGGGTGGCACGGAACTGTGCCTTGCATGTTAGACCAGAAGGTGAACCGCTATGTTGTATAAAAAAGATGCACTAATCTATGACTTTGAGGTGGGTACTTCTTGGTTAACTTGGAACGATGAAAAGTTTAGAGATAACACCCCCCATAATCCAAACAATATGCTAGTCACAGCCCACTACTGTCATTTGACCGATCTGACAGATTTGGAACAATGCTATGACCAGCTAATCAATAATGTCCGTACTGATGTTCTGCACCATAATGAAATGGACCCAGATCATAAGCCTGACCTTTCACATTTTGGGGAACTATATGGGAAAGTCGATGTAGTCGTAGCTCACAACAATAAGTTCGATGAAATGTGGGCAAGGGCTGTTGGGCTACCGTTCCCGAATGCGCGTTTCTGTACGATGATATGTCAGTATCTACTTAACAAGGGGCAGAAAAGTTCTTTGCGCCTAGAGGACGTAGTTAAAGCCTACAAGCTTACTGAGAAAAAGTCGGACCTTACCCATGAGGAATTCCAGAAAGGTAAGGAATACTACGAAATCGCTCTGGATAAAGTCATAGAGTATGGTGAAGGGGATGTCCGTAGTACTGGTGAACTTTTCATTAAACTGATGCAGGAACTAGAAGACCCTATCAATAGTACTCTAAAAGGTATTGTTCTGAGTACCAATGAAATGACAGATGTGATCATTGACATGGAAATGAACGGTATTCAGATCGACATGAATGCCTTGAAGGAAGTCGAGGATTCGTACCAAACAGAATCACAGCAGTTAGAACGCGACATTCAGCGCATGATCCGTGAAGTTATGGGGGACCGTCCCTATAATATGAAGTCTGGTGAAGATGCCTCTAACGTGATGTTTTCCCGTACCTTCAAAAACAAGTCCAGAAAGGCAAGTTGGAAAAACGTGATGAACCTTGGCAGGGACGAGGTTACAGGTAAAGAAAAATATCGCCCTCGCTACAGTAATGCTAGGTTTACCAATGAGGTAAAAGACCACTTTGATATCCTACAGCAAGAGGTGGCTACACACTGCCACACCTGTGATGGGCGGGGTATGATCCGTAAGGTGAAGAAAGACGGTACACCATGGAAGAACCTATCGCCTTGCCATGAGTGTGATAAACAGGGCGTAATATACCAAAAGACTGGTAAGGTAGCTGGTTTTAAGCTGGCCCCCTTCTCAGCTAGGGACGCTAGTGTTCATGGATTTAAGACCGACAAAGCCTCACTGGAATTGTTGATTAAGCAAGCCAAGAAAACAAACAAGCTGGACGCTGCCGTTTTTCTAGAAAAGATTATCCGTAAGAACGCTGTGGATGTGTACCTGAGAACCTTTATTAAAGGGCTTAACTTATTCACACGATCTACTGGTTTGATCCACCCAAGCTTCAATCAAACCACTACAAACACGGGGCGACTATCGTCTAGCAACCCCAATTGGCAGAACATGCCCAAAGGCAACAAATTCCCTGTCCGTAAGGCTGTAATATCTAGGTTCGAGGGTGGTGAAATATGGGAAGCGGATTACTCTCAATTAGAATTTAGAGGGACTGGGGAATTGTCGGGTGATCCTGTGATCATACAACAGGTGAAAGACGGGTTTGATGTACACCGACAAACGGCTGCAATTATTAACAAATGCAAGCCAGAAGAGGTCACAAAAGAACAAAGAGGTCAGGCGAAAGCAACGACATTTGCTCCCCTTTATGGGGGACGGGGGGCTTTCGAGGCCGAGCATATAAAAGCGTATTATGATGCTTACTTCACTATCTACAAACGTCTAGGTGAATGGCATTCTGAAATGTTCACACAGGCTATTGAGACTGGTATTATACAGACCCCTACAGGCCGACAGTTTAAGTTTGATAATGTCACTCGTACTGCAGGTGGGCGGGTTACCAATGCCACAAACATATGTAACTACCCCGTACAGAGTTTCTCTACAGCCGATTGCGTTCCTAGGGCATGTGTCAATGTCTTGCGTATGTTCAGAGAGCAAAAGCTACTGTCTAAGCTGATCATCACAGTACATGATTCCATCGTTTGTGACGTTCATCCAGACGAAAAAGAACAGGTATTAGAAATCCTAAAAGAGGGGATGATGGGCGTATCCAAGGATGCTGAAACCCTATGGAATTTCAAGATGCAATTGCCTCTGGATATTGAGGTTGCGACAGGCAAAAATTGGATGGATATTCAAGAAATACCCCTTGATCAGGTCCCTAGTTAGTCGTATAGTTAAGGTCCAACAAAGAGAGAAGTGAGGTTCAAATGAATCAACTAGCAGTTACCACAGGAAGCGCAGAAGCAGATCGTCTATTAGCCATGGCATCTGGTAATAATGCGTCCAGTGAACAAATGAAAATTCCGTTTCTAGCGGTACAATACAGGCCAATGGACAAACAACAGCGTGAAGTACGCGCAGGACGTTTTCGGATCACTGATACGGATGGTGAATACGTCTACATGAAAAACCCTAAAATTCGTGTGCTGGGTGAATATTTCCAGTATCGTGAAACGGATGAAGAGGGTCACCTTTTAAATAAGTCCCTGTTAATGCCTAGTATGTTTGATACGGCGCGTGACCAAAAAGGCGGTGAACGCTGTGGGCGACCAAATAGCAAAGCTATGAAGCTATTGACCGAAGATGAACAAAAGGCTTGGCGTAAAAAGGTCCCGTTTGTTCGGGTAGTGCGTGGCGTAGTGACAGGTGAAGGTGAGGACGCTGATGGTAATGAGCGTACAATCGAGAACTACCCTTTCCAGCTACATCTAAAAGGTATGAATTTCATGCCACTGGATAACAAGGTTAAGAAGTCTTTGCCGAAGTCTAAATCCCTTGCCAGTTTGTGGTTAGAGCTTTCATCTACATTAGAGGGGGCTGTATGGATCATTAATTTTAAGATTGATCACGACACAGATGCACCCGTGGATGAAAACATCATTGAGACTGTTAAGGTCTTTGGAATGATGATGGAACAAGAGAATGCTCAGATTGAAGAATTGCATGATAAATCGTTCTTAGAAACTAGAGAACTTGATGATGCGATAGACTCAACCGCTGAGTATGTTGATCCAGACCCAGCCTTAGAAATCCAAGGCTAAACACCCAGAGCATAGGGGGGCCTTGGCCCCTCTTTTTATTAACCTTCTTTTTAGGGGGACAGGATGAATTTGTCTTTTATAGAAGTGGCATTGCAGGGTGTGATGGAGAAAGTCTCTAACTCTGAGCCTGTAGATATGACTGATAAGATCAAGGAAGAGTTTCTTGCTGACATGTCGGAAGCCTTTGATAAGCAGTTTGGACGGGTAGCTAATGAACCCTTTCGTCTACGCATGTCTAATATTGGTAGACACCCTTGCCAGCTACAAATGGCTAAGTCAGGGGCTAAAGCTAGTCGCAGACCTTACAACCACATAATGCGAATGCTTATAGGTGACGCTGTAGAGGCGTATACCATGGTGTTCCTAAAGCTAGCCAAAGCAGAGATTACAGGCGGTAAAGACACTGTAAGCCTGAACATAGCTGATACGGTTATTAAAGGTGAGAGTGACGTTGATCTAGAAGGTAAGGTCTATGACATTAAATCCTCTGCACCATGGGCATTCACCCACAAATGGAAAAAGGGATTTGATGCCCTGAAAGAGAACGATGATTTCGGGTATGTAGGGCAGCTATACGGCTACTCTGAGGGCCAAAACAAACCTATGGGCGGCTGGGTAGTAGTCGATAAGTCTAGCGGTGAAATAGTGGTTGTTGAGGCTTCTCTTACAGATGAAGAAAAATCAGAACTACGGGCAAAACTAGAGAAGACTATCCGTACCGTTGATTCAGACGCTGAGTTTGAGCGTTGTTTTGAACCAGAGGACGAAACCTTCAACCGTAAGCTAACGGGCAGCAAGCGTCTTGGAGTTACATGCTCATTCTGCGAATTCCGTCCGTCTTGTTATCCTAATGCAGTCTACAAGCCTCAAACCATGTCACAGGCTAAAGACCCGCGTTTCTACTGGTACACGGAGTATGCGGAATGCGAGTAATAGATAATTTCCTAGGGCGTACTGGTGTAGTCGATACCGTAGCTAATAGTTTCCATACCTTACCTGAGAATACCTCTTGGTGGTCAGGGTGGTGGGGTGAGCTAGGAACTGTCGGAATAGATGATTTCTGGAAACACATAATCTACGAAATCTGGAAAGAATACCCGAATGTCGAACAGGCACAAGGGTTTGAGTACTGGGGTAACACCTTGGACGGATCAACCAATAAAGAGCTTGGAATCCACAAGGATAAGGACGAGGCGATCTTTGAGCGAACAGGCGCAATAGTTACCCCAGATTTTGGTGCAGTTTATTACCCTTCGCCTCATACCTACGATGGTGGTTATCTTGAAATCTATAACGATGATGATTTTGAGAAGACGGAAAGATTGGCTCCGTGTCAGGACCGTCTGATTATGTTCAACCCCTCGCATTACCACAGAGTTACCCCTGTATACGGGGGGATACGAAAGACCTTTGTAGTTAACTTGTGGATGCATGACTTACCAGAGGTTGCCACCACGAATGCGTAAATACAATCCACGTAGCAGGGCGATACAGGCAGGGTATCGTAGTGGGTTGGAAGAGAAAATACAGGAACAACTTCGGTTGTTAAAATGCAGGGCAGAGTATGAGCCATTTAAGATACCTTACATGGTCCCAGCATCAGCCCACACATACACACCAGATTTCGTTTTACCAAACGGGATCGTAATTGAAACTAAGGGACGTTGGGATTTGGCCTCGCGTAAAAAACATAAGCTTCTAAAAGAGCAATACCCTGAATTGGATTTGAGAATGGTATTTTCCAATAGCAAGTCAAAAATAAGCAAAGGGGCAAAAAGCAGGTACTGTGATGTCTGTGACCGTATGGGTATTCCATATGCAGACAAGGAAATCCCTACAGACTGGATTAAAGAGCCAGCAAACAAGAAATCACAGAAAGCTATCGCTCTAATCCGAAAAGGAAAAATGAAATGAGCGACAAAAAAGACAAGCTTTCCGTCCCAGAAAATAGTATAATGGTAGGTCTAGCCCTAGTGGACGATGGTCAACTAGCAATGGTGCGGCTAGAAAATCTCGAAGACGATATTTCTGAAACTCACGAAGACATTATCCAAGCCGTAACCTTGGGTATGCTCTTTATGATGAAGTACGGCTTTTCTGCGCTCCACAGGATAGGTGAAGCAGACCTTACCTTGGCCCGACTTATGAACGAGGGCATGGATATAGAATACAACGATACCGTTGTTCCCTTTGATACCAGTAAACACTAAAGTCGTAAGGAGTCGCAATGAAAGCCCATTTACCACCTTTTACCACCGTTGATGAAGGTACAGATATGGTCAATTCCCCACCCCATTATAATCAGGGGGATATTGAATGTATCCAAGCCATTAAAGCAATGCTGGGACCCAAGAAATTTGAAGGGTACGTCCAAGGCACAGTAATGAAATATCTGTGGCGGTTAGACTACAAAGGCAAGTCCCTACAAGACGCTAAAAAGGGCCAGTGGTACCTCAATCAACTAATTAATGAACTAGAAGGGAAAGAGTAATGCCTCTAGATTTCTCTGACTACCAAACACAAGCTTCAAAGACTGCTATTTACGATGAAGCTGATGTGGTTACCTACCCTGCAATGGGCCTGTTCAGTGAGGCAGGTGAAGTAGCAGGTAAAATTAAGAAAATTATGCGTGATGATAAGAGTCAGTTTCTACTGCCCGACAATCGCGCAAAGGTAGGTGCAGAAATCGGTGATGTACTTTGGTACATTGCTGCGCTTTGTACAGACCTAGGGCTAGACATGGGTGATCTAGCACAAGAAAACCTGAACAAGCTGAATAGTCGTATGGCGCGTGGGGTGCTGGGCGGCTCTGGCGATAACAGGTGACCCAAGCCGACAACGACAGGGTGTTCTGCAAGTCTAACTGTACGAACATGGAATGTCGGCAATACTTCGACGCAGGGGTGGAAATAGATTTAGAACAAGACGGGATTCCGTATGTTTTGGAGAATCTAAGTAAATCTTGCCCCCGCTATCTACCGAAAAATTACCAAGATTAACAAGAAAGATAGAGCAAGATGATAAAAAACGAGTACGGACCCACTCTACCAATTTCCGAAAAAATCCACGCAGAAAAATACCGTGGTAAGGGTGAATCTTTTTATGACGCTATGACCCGTGTAGCTAACGCCCTTAAAGACAATGATACACATTTCGATAACTTTAGAACTATCCTTCTAAACCAGCGTTTCCTACCTGCAGGGCGCGTACAATCAGCAATGGGCGCACCCCGTACCGTGACCCCCTACAACTGCTTTGTATCTGCCACTATTAAGGATGATCTACAGGACATTATGGCGGCTGCAGGACGCGCTGCACAAACAATGAAACTAGGTGGTGGTATTGGCTATGACTTTAGCACGTTACGTCCTTCGGGTTCTCATATTACTAGCCTTGATAGCTCTTCTTCTGGGCCAATAAGCTTCATGGGCATCTTTGATGCTACCTGTAAAACAATCGCATCTGCAGGTAACCGTAGAGGCGCACAGATGGGTGTACTCCGTGTAGACCATCCAGACATTGAAGAGTTTATCCGCGCAAAGAACAATGGGGACAATCTAACCCAGTTTAATATCTCTGTGGGTGTCACAGATGAATTCATGGAAGCGGTCAAAGCAGACACAAACTTTGAACTACGGTTTGAAGGTAAGGTCTATAAAATTGTATCAGCCCGTGCATTGTGGGACGAAATTATGCGCTCTACATGGGACTGGGCAGAGCCTGGGATTCTATTTATTGATCGTATTAATAAGAAGAACAACCTGCATTATTGTGAGACTATTGCGGCTACAAATCCGTGTGGTGAACAGCCATTACCCCCAAATGGTGCATGTCTACTAGGATCGTTTAACCTAACCAAATACATCGTAGAGCATGATGGGAAGTACGTGTTCAACATGAACATGCTAAAGAACGATATACCTCATGTGGTACGTGCTATGGACAATGTGGTTGACCGCGCAACATACCCTCTTCGTGAACAGGAAGGTGAAGCGATAAGTAAACGCCGCATGGGGCTAGGTGTAACAGGCGTAGCAAACGCTATTGAAGCCCTAGGCTTCCCATACGGATCAGACGACTTTGTGCGTATCCTAGAGGAAATTATGGGGACTATCCGTGATGGTGCATATCGCGCATCTATCGAATTAGCGAAAGAAAAAGGTGCATTCCCTCTATTCGAGAAGGACTACCTGACCAGTGAATTTGCTATGTCGCTGCCTGTAGATATCCGTACAGATATTGCCAAGTATGGTATCCGTAATTCACACCTACTGTCAGTCGCACCGACAGGTACAATTAGTCTGTCTGCAGACAATGTTTCCTCTGGTATTGAGCCTGTATTTTCGGTAGAATATGATCGTACAATCCAAGGTACTCCACTTTTGGTATCACTCCAAAGACCACTGAAGAACTATCTGTATTCGATCACGTTAAGGTTCTAAACGTAGCATCCCGTTATGTAGACTCCGCATGTTCCAAGACTTGTAATGTTGGCGATAACGTCACTTGGGAAGAGTTTAAGCAGGTGTACATGGATGCCTATGAAGGTGGTGCCTCTGGTTGTACAACTTTCCGCGCCTCTGGAAAGCGGTATGGTATCCTAAACGCATCTAACACTGAGAAAGTCACAGAAGACCCAGTGATTGAGGAAAACCAAGACTTCGTAGAAGAGGGTGGCGCATGCTACTTTGACGTAGAAACTGGTTTGCGTAAATGTGAGTAGGAACCGCCGAAAGACGGTAGGCCAAGTAGCTTCGCCCTGCATAAAACTGTGTCGGTTAGATGATGATGGGATGTGTGTAGGGTGCAAGCGTACTGCAGATGAGATTCGTGGGTGGATGATAATGTCTGCCTACGAACAAAAAATGCTCTTACATGAGCTAATGTACAGAAAGCAGCATGAGCAAGAACGCTAGGCGGTATACCCGTAGAAAAAAACAACCCACAGATAATGTACCTAGTAAAAAGCCCTCTATAGAGCTACGCGCTCTAACTCCCACACAATCAGTCTACATAGAAGCCCTACGGCGCGATTCAGTGATTATGGTCACAGGTTGTGCGGGTACTGGTAAGACGTTTATGGCGGCAACCCAAGCTGCCAAAATGTACAATGATAAGTCCGTTAAAACAATTGTTATAACACGCCCTAATGTAGCTGTTGGGGCAAAGGGAATAGGCTTCTTTCCTGGGTCTTTAGAAGAGAAGATGGCCCCTTGGGTAGCACCTATTGTAGATGTACTAAACAAGCATCTAGGTAAGGCTACTGTCGAAATAATGATCAAGCATGGCGATCTAAAGATAGAGCCTTTTGAGACATTACGAGGTAAGTCATTTGAGGATGCATTCATCATTCTAGATGAAGCCCAGAATTGTACCTACGAAGAGCTAAAGCTGTTCTTAACTAGGTTAGGCGATAACACCAAAGCGGTGATTAATGGGGATGTAGCACAGACAGACTTGGCAGAGAGAAGCGGTCTGCGTAAAGTCATAGGGATAGTTAAAGAGCAACTACTT